GCACGCGAGCACGTTCAATGACAGCCAGCAGGTCATGTTGGTGCTCGAAGGGCGCCGGCAGGTGTGGCTTCGAATCGCCGAGCAGTTGCATCTGACCGAGGCCGAGGCGTGGTCGAGGTTTGCGGAGCGCGCGAATGTTTCGTGACAACGTAGAAATCTCCACGACGTTCCTGCACAACTTCGTCCTGAATCATGGGGCGCTTGGCGACGTTATCACTTCCCTGCCGGCGATCATCCATGCCCGGCGCACGCATCACGAAAATTTGAAGCTCAGGGTGTGGGTGCCGCCGTGGCAGATGGAGTTGATCGCGCACTTGCTCGCGCCCTACGGAACGTTTGAAGTGAGGGACTTCACGACGTTTCCGGCGAAGTGGGCAGACCGCCGGGGTTCCGACATCGGGCCGGTGTCGCTCAATCAGACGCCGTTCAACACCACGACGAGGAACAGGGTTTGCCTCGTGGACTATGCGTTCGGCTGTTTGCTCGACGCTCGACCGGAGAGCATGGCCGAGCGAAACTATCCGACCGCCGCTGACCTGGGCGTGAAAGTGATCGAAGGCGACTACATCGTGTTCCCGGTGGGTGCCACCTCGGACAACAAGCTCTTCAAAGCAAGCGTCATGGCGCCGGTGATGGAGTGGGCGCTGCGGCGCGGCTACAAGCCGGTGATCGTCGGCACAAAGACCTCGCACACGATGGCCGAGGCGAACGGCACGCTGCGGCCAATCGTCATCCGAGAAGAAACCGAGTTGCTGCCCCCGCCGCTTTTCGCGCAGTGTCTCGACATGCGTGAGAAGACGACGCTCCTAGAACTGCGCGACATTCTCGGCCACGCGCGCGCGGTGGTTGGTATAGACGGGGGCTCCCTGCACCTCGCGGGAACAACGGACACGAACATCCTCTTCGCGTCGGGGACCACTCTCCCAAAACATCGGTACATCGCACGGCACGGCGATCCGAGTTACAAGATCCGGTACGTCGGCTCGCGGGATCTGGAATGCTATGGGTGTCAGTCACGGTGGACGCTCACGAGCCTTGATTTTTCAGAGTGCGCCTACGGCGATTCGCTCTGCATGACGGCGTTTGACCCCGACGACTTCGTGGAAGGTTTAAAAGAGCTTGGTTTGTAACCCTCAACAGGAGATGCGTTATGGCTGAAGATACGACTGCAACGACCACCGCGGCGGACGCGACCACCGCGGCAGCGACCACGACTGCGGCCACGACGACCGCCGCGCCACCGTGGCACGGCTTGACCGACCCGGCAGATGTCGCCTGGATCGACAACAAGGGCTGGAAAGGGCCGGCCGATGCCGTCCAAGGCTACCGTGGCGCGGAGAAACTGATTGGCCGCGATCCGAGCACGCTGCTCGCGATCCCACGCGCGGATGACATCGCGGGGCAGCGCGCAGTGTTCGCCAAGCTCGGGATGCCGGAGTCGGCCGACAAGTACGAGTTCGCCACGGCGGCTGGCGTGAAGACGGATGAGCAGTACGTCGCTTTTGCGAAAGATGCCTTCCACAAGATCGGCCTCACCGCGGCCCAGGCGAAAGACCTGACCACACAGCACAACGCTTACGTCACCGAAGTCCTCGCAAAGCAGGCCGCCGACTATGAAATTCAATTGGCGTCTGACAAGGCGGCGCTGCTCGCCGAGTGGCGCGGAGGGCACGAGCGTCAGGTGAACGCGGCGCAGAGCGCGGCCAAGGCGCTTGGCTTCACGCCGGAGATGATCGACGCTGTGGAGCGCACGACCGGCTACGCGAGCACGATGAAGTTCTTCGCTGCGCTGGGGCAGAAGATGGGAGAGGACGGGTTCGTTTCCGGCGAAGGCAAGAGCTTCGACGGCGCGCTGACCCCAGAGCAAGCCAAGGTTGAGATCGCGAAGCTCGACGCGGACCCGATCGCGCGCGCGGCGCTTTCCGACAAGGCGCACCCTGCGAACAAGATCACGCAGCAAAAGCGCACCAGCCTCTTCCAGATCGCGTACCCGCAATGATGGACGCGATCGAGGTGAGGATGCGCTGTATCGAGGCCGCCGCGAAGAACCCGACGCCGCATAACTCCGGGTTCCCCGCGGGGACGCTCGAGGTGGCGAAGATGTGGGCGGAGTGGGTGCTGCCGGGGCCAGCCAAGGTGGCAAACCCCACCAAAACGCAAGCCACTGGCGCAGACAGCCTTTTCTGATATACTGCGCCCGTGATAGGCGCGCGGACAAGGTGAAAACCTCCGCGCGACGGTAGCAACAGTACGGGCTCCCTCCTGGGGACACGCCGGCGAATGCATCAGCCAATGATGCAAGACTGGTTAAGTTCAAGCAAACAGGAGGCACACAATGCCCGCCAACATCACCGTTGCTTCGGTGCAGCAGTACAAAGCCAACGTCGAAATGCTTCTGCAGCAGTCCGGCTCACGCCTGTCTGGCGCAGTCACCAACGGCGCCCACGTCGGAAAAGCAGCGAGCGTTGTCGAGCAATTCGGCTCGGCCACCGCGCAACTGCGCACCAGCCGACATTCCGACACCCCGCTGCTCGACCTCTCGCAGGACAAGCGCTGGGTGTTCCCGCTCGATTACGAGTGGGGCTCTCTCGTCGATTCGCAGGATCAACTGCGCGCGATCGTCGAGCTGACGAGTCCCTACGCAACTGCCGGCGCCAACGCGATGAACCGGCGCAAAGACCAAGTGATCCTCGATGCGGTCTTCGGCACCAATTACGTCGGCGAGAACGGCACCACGACCGAGGGCTTCGGCACGCTCGGCTCGGGCGCCTACGATGTGGGGGTGAACACCGGCGGCACGGCTTCGGCCCTGAACGTCGCCAAGCTCCAACTGGCGATCCGCATCCTGATGACCGCCAACAAAGGCGATCTGATGGAGCCGGTGTTCGGCGCCATTTCGAGCTACGAGCACGACTCGCTGCTGAAGGAGATCCAGGTCGTCAACAAGGACTACAGCAACAGCGCGGTGCTGGAGCAGGGGCGTGTCAAGCGGTTCATGGGGGTGGACTTCATCCTCACCGAGCTGCTGACGGTCACCTCGGGCAACCGGCTGATTCCGATCTGGCTGAAGTCCGGGATCTACCTCGGCACCTGGCAAGACATCCTTGCCGAAATCGGCCCGCGTGCCGACAAGGGCTACGCGATGCAGGTCTACCTTGCGATGACGTTGGGCGCTACCCGCACCCAGCTCGGCAAGCAGATCCGCGTTCAATGCGACGACCAGATCTAGGAGATCATCATGGCACTCGTTTCCAGCTCACAATCCGTCACCGACCAGTCGGCGACTCCCATCGTCAAGACCCCCTCCATCGTGAAGGGTGGGGTGGTCCGAACGGCGGTCGGCCACATCGTCGCCGGCAGCCTCACCGGCGGCACGGTGGGGCAGTGGTACACCTTCGTTCGTGTTCCGGCGCGGGCGCGCATCCTCGACATCTCCTTGACGGGGGCGACCACGACCACGGGCGCCGTGAAGTGCGGTCTGTACCGCCCTGACGGCATCGCCATCGACGACGACGTGTTCGCCACGCTCTACCTGATGTCGGCCGAGAAGGACCGCACGTCCCTCATGGTGACGCCGACCTCCCTGGAGCGCATCTCCGATCTGGCGACCGCGTATGCCACCGCGATCGGCACGGCCGGAGCGACCGCCGATGTGGAGTTCGACATCGCCTTGGCGATCGTGACGGTGCTCGGTTCGGGCGTCGCACACACGATGGAAGTCGACTACGTTTTGCCCGAGTAAGGGCGGCAGCGCCCTCGGCCTTCGGGCCGGGGGATGTTTGACCAGGAGGTAGCAGATGGCGACTTTCTACGCAGGCATCGCAGCCACTGACGGCCCGCAGATGATCGGCAGTGACGTGCTCTTTGCCGCAAGCGGCGGCACGCTCGACGCGAGCAACGTCGTTCAGGTGAACTGGAATGGCGATGTGTTCGCCGGCCCGGGCGCGGAGGGCAAGCAGCGACTCGTAGCGGCCCTCAAACTGCTCACGCAACGCATCGAGACGGCGAAGGTCTGGACCGTCACGACCGCGTCGTAAGGGGGTAACAGATGGCTACCGCGTACCTCCGTGAGTATGCTGACATCGCAGTCACCTACGGCAAGTACCTGCAAGCGGGTGCGGAGCCTGCGACTGCTGACCAGACCATCACCACCAGCGGGACCACTGCGGCCTCTGCCGCCTTCAACGCGAACACCCGGCTGATTGCGATCAGCACGCCGGCCGCGCAAGCGGTGGCGTGTTTGTTCAGCGCGACGCCGGGCGCCACGCCGACCGCCCTGATCACGAGCCTGCGGTTGCCGGCCAACAGCATCGTGTTCTTCGGGGTTCGCCCTGGCGACAAGGTCGCTCTGATCGACGTGACGTAACCGGAGACGGCCATGATCGGAATGACGCTGATCCATTCGAAGTTCAAGCACGAGGACATGGCGGGCCTCGCTGGCCTGATGGCCTTCCTCACCGACAAAGAGGCTTGCCTCAAGCGCCTGGGAGAGCTGCAAGGCGCGGCGGATGCTGCGGCGAAGGCGGAAGCCACCGCGCAGGGCGCGCAGAAGGCCGTGCTGGCCGCGCAGCTCGACGCGCAGGCCATCATCGACAAGGCGGTGGCCGAGCAGGAGAAGGCCGCGAAGGCGACCGAGCGTGCTGATCGTAGCCGCGCCGCCTTGCGAGAGAGCACGGAGGCCGCCGCCGTGCGCGAAGCCGCCGCTGTGGACGCGCAAGCGCAGTTGGCGACGGGGCGCAAGGAATTCGCCGCGGCAGAGAAAACGCTGGCTCGTCGCAAAGACGAGCTTGAAAAAGCGGAAGCCGTGCTCGCGAAAGGGCAAGCCGAGTACACCTCGAAGCTGGAAAAACTCCGCCTGTTGGCGCAGTAGGGGCGCCGCGTGACGCGGCCTCTTCGCCCGGGGTTCCTCAAGAACCTGTTCCCGAACACGGGCGCCGGCCCGGGCGCCGGTGCGGACAAGCTGTTGCTTGAGGCCGGCGACTTTATCCTGCTCGAATCTGGCGACTTCGTGTTGCTCGAATAATGGCCGACACCAAGATCAGCGCACTTGTAGACGGCGCGGCTCCGCAGGCGGGGGACGAAACCGTTGTTGTTCGCGCCGCGGCAAACCGGCGGGTGCAGCTTGGCACGGCGGCTGGATCAGCTATTACAGCCTTCGCCACTGCTGCGCAGGGATCGACGGCGGATACCGCCGTGCAACCGTCCTCCACCAACACCCTGACGAACAAGTGGGTCAAGCGGCGCGTCACCTCCGTCACGAACACCGTGACCAGCGTCACCATCGACTACTCAGTGACAAACACACATATCACCACGGCGCAGGCCGGAGCACTGCTCTACAACAACCCCACAGGGGCGCCGGGGGAGGCGGATTCCTTGCTCATTTCGATCCGAGATAACGGTACTGCCAGGGCTTTGACTTGGGACACGCAGTTCCGGGCGGCCACCGCATCCGCGCTGCCGACGACGACCACGGTGAATAAAGTCAGCTATTTTACTTTCATCTGGAATGCCACCGACTCGAAGTGGGATTACACCGGCGCCAGCGGGCCATTCTGATGACCCAACGCACTAAAACCATCGAGTATGCGTTTGATCTTTCCACCGCCAGTAACACTACGGGGGTGGCTAGGGACTTCACGCAGCTTGCCGCCCTTGCTATACCTGAGACCACAAGTCGCACGTTTCGTTCTGTAATTCTTGAAGTCTCACTCGTGGACAACGGCACCACTGCGGCGAGCCTTACAGCGGTGTTGATGGGAATTGCTCTGGGCGCGACGGCTAGAAACGACGCGACCGTCACCCATACGATCACGAACTCGGGCGAGAATCAGGCGTTCCTGTTTCAGCGGGACGTAACATCATACTTCGTCACGAACTATGCCGGTGCGACAATGACGGCAGATTGCCGTGTGACCGCGACCGGCGTGACTACGAGTAACGCAACTGCAAAGCTCATCATCACCTATGAGTATGATGATGTTGCCACCACCCGTATCAAGACGGTGAAGATTCCCATTGACGGGAATATTGGCAACCTGACCACAGGCTTCACAGTGATCGGCACGACGACAGGGCAATGGCCGTTACTCGATACATTTTTGCCGGAAGCCAGTAAGGTATTCCGCGACATTTTCTTCCAGATGGACGTCCACACTGGCACAACTGCCGCTGCCGGTCAGATTCTCAACATGCGATATGACGGCGCGACCACGGTATCAGACCTGACTCACGCGCATCAGTTGGCCTCTGACGTGTTTATACGGCGCATTGATAAGCTGCAAGGCTTGGTGACCACAAGCGCAGCCCACGACATTGAGGCGAACACAAGTAGCACGACCGGAGCGCCTTACCCGTGCCTCAGCGGGGTGCTGGTAGTGACCTACGAATACGATCACGCAAACAGCACCAGTATCATCAACAGCATCCAAGTCAGTGCGATGGACGAGGTAGGCTGGATGGGCGGCACCGCCACGGGTGACAAGAGCCGGTTTACACGCGATTTCTCGGTGCAGGAGCCGGGCACGATCACGCTGGTTCAATCAGGCATCATGCCCTCGTTCAACGCCTCGGCCGCAGTCACTCTTGATTTTCGCATCGGGGCGCAGGCAAGCCGCGTTTATGTTCACGGCGCGACTGTGCGGTGCGGTGGAATGACCGCAATGCGACGCTTTGATTCGGGCGCGATTGGTGGCGCTGGAATGACCTTGGCGCGAGGGTTTAGCAGCATCGTAATGGATTGGTTCGCTACCAGTGGATCGGTGGGGAACATCGGCGCAAACATGAATTCACTGGTGTACTTGAACTACACCAGCGACAAGCACGCGGACGGCGACGGTGTTCACAATCATACAACCAGATGGCTGCAACGTCCGTGGGCCACAGGAAACCTTGTGCAGCGCCTTCAGGTGGCGGGGGCGATCACGCCGAACATTCCAGAGGCGGCTTACTGGATTGTTGCGGTTGGCTATCAGATTATTTTGACGACTTCCAGCACGGGTGCGGCGAACCTTGCG